CCCCAGTGATGGCGATGCCGTCGGTCGTGCCGGCAGTGCCGGAAGCCGACGGGGTATAGCAGACCGCGACGCCGATCTCGGTAGCAGTCAATGGAACCGCAACGGGGCCAGTGCTGTAACGGTTCCAAGTCGTGTTGGTCGTAGGCGTGGTGACCGCAGTGTTGTAAAGGGTCGTGATGCCCGTCCAAGCCGGCGGGATCGCGCTGGCGGAGCCCTGCGTACCGAAGCCCTCGTCAGTACCGGTCCCATAGTAAATCCACAGGGTTACCGGCTGTCCCGCGCCTGTGTTGGCAGTTGCCGAGAGGGCCTGCACATAGGCGGAGAAGATGACCGAGTCCCCCTGCAGGGGGATGGAGTCGACGGAGGGGATTTCCTGGTGAATGCAGACGGGCTGTGTGAGAGCGCCGGTCTTGCGATAGAGCTTGGTCTCGTACTGGAAGCCGGGCGGTGGGGTCGGCGTAGCTGTGCCGATTGAGGAGAAGCCAGCGCCCGAGGCTACGTTCGCCTGACAGGTCCAGCGATCCGCTCCATAGGCAGCGGTCGTCGAAGCAGAAGCGTTCTGGGCGCAGGTCCGCTCGGCAGCGCCGCGTTGCTGAATTTGGAACGCGCCGTTGTCGAGCACGTTGCGGAAGTTGGTGGCCGGGGCCATCGACTGTGGCGTAACCCCGGAGTTGATCGATCCGATCAGGAAATTGAGGCAATTCTGAAGCTGGTTAGCTTCGAAGCAGCCTTGCGGCGGTGGGATGTTTGAGAGCGAAGCGCCGTAGACGACTACGCCCCCCGTCATAACAACGGCCGCAACAAGGCCAGCGATCCACGTAGTAAAACGGCGCATATCTCGGGCTCCTTCGTAGGTGTATGTTTAGTACTTGATTATCCCATTGAGCACAATGGTGTTCGGATAATAAGCTTGCCCCTGCCCCAGGTTACCGTTGAGGGCCGCCGTGATCCCCGTCGTATTAGATCCTGTCGTAGCCCCAGTCGTACCCTGATCAACGCTTTGTCCGACGCCAGTAGGCGAGGTGGCTCCTGACGTTTGCACCGCGGTATAACTGTGCGTATGGCCAGGGTCTGTGATCGTAACTGTAGGCGCGAATGGGGGAGCGGCGGGGAGCTGGGCGATCGCTAACGTATTGGCTCCGCAGGTATTAGACAGAACCCCAGTGCCGCAGGACGATGCGCGTCCGGCCCCTGCATCGACCGCAACGAGATAGCGACCGCGTGCATCAGGAATATTGAAAGTGCTTGAGCCGTCGCCAATCCCATAAGTTGTTCCAATCAAACCGAACAGCGAGCTGTAAGTGGTCCGTGAAACAGCTTGTCCCTGCGCGAGAAAATAACCCGAAGGGGCTGCACCCCCCGCGGTGTAGAATATGGCCCCAGTCGGCACTGGACTTGTGAAATTATTCAGCAGCTCCCAAAAAGTCCCATTCCAAGCCACTTCCGCCGTTGAGTTGGCAACTAGCTCCCCGCCATTAGTGGGAAACAAGCCGCCCGGCAGTTGGCGAACTATGACAAAAGGACCGATAGAGCCGATAGTCAACGTGACCTGTGCTGTATTCGTAAACCCCGAAATGAACTGCACGCGCGAGCCAACCGATAGCGTGAACGCCGGAGTTGTCGAAGCGACGACTTGAGCGTTCGCCGAGCCCGTGGTTGCTACCGCCGAGACGTAGGTCTGCGTACCTCCTTGCGAAGGCGAGAGCGGAGTGGTCAGACCGGTGAGCTGGGTGATATCGGAATTGACGCCCTTCTTGGCGACGTAGCTGTTAACCCCGCTCACGATGGTGTTGAAGTTCGACATCACCTGCGAAGCGTCGGCAGTCGTATTGTTCTGCAGCTGGAACGGAAGGCCACCGATCGCTTGGCCCAAAGCAACCGCGCTCGCGGCAAGGATGAAGCCGGCGATCCATCCAATGATCGACTTGCGCATCATGCTCCCACTGCCGTCTGCTGCAGATAGCCCAGCTGCTGATACCGCAGCCGCAGGTTCCCAATACGAACGTTGCCCGAGCTAGGGCCTGAGACCGCAACCGCGAGGCGATTAAACACGATTGGCTGGTGCCATTCAAGCCATTGTGAAGCCAGCGCTGGGATCGAGCCGAGCCAGGGGGCCTGACCCCATTTGAACTGCCCCCACTTCGTTTGGCTGCCAGTCGTTTGCAACTGCACCGTATCGAACACGGAGTTGTTCTGGTCGACCGCGGACGCGTTGTAGCTATCGCCGGGGTTGAGCGCCATCATCAACGCAGTTTCGACCATTACATGCTCGGACATGTCTTCTACATCCGGCAGCATCGAGGTCTGCCAAGCGAAGGTCATCTGCGTGCCACTCTCGACATAGACGCTTGACGACATAGGCGTCGAGAAGCTCTGCAGGAGAGTCCCGTAGCCATTCGTAGCCTGCCCGATGAAGAAATTATTGACGAGAAAAATCATCCCGTAGGGGAGCGAGTGCGGGCCTGACCAGCGGTTCCGCGCGAAGTCGTACCAATACTCCTGCGTCGGGCTCCCGAGCGCAGCGCCGTTCTGTACTGAGATGCGGTAGACGTTCACCCCGTACTGCCCGGCCATGCGTGAGGGGAACACAGCATTAATGAACGGGACATTGATGCCAGACCCGGCCAATCCGATCGGGTCCGAGACCCGGCCAAAAAAATCGATTAGTCGCAACCCGTCCGACGCGATGAAGGCGATGCCCTTGGGCGTCACTGATATGGAGTTAGGCGCGAGCGTACCGGTCGCCGCGTTGAGCGCGTTCACCGCGAGGTTGTTCGTCACCGGGTCGCCCGTGATCTGATAGATGTTTGAAGCCCCCTTGAAGACAAGGAGCGCTTGGATAACGCCGCCCTGCTGCGCGCTGAGCGGCAACTGGGCCGTAGCCGTGAGGAGCGTATTGTCGCCAAAAGTCAGGATTTGCGTCCCTGCGGTCGCGTTCAATGGATTAAGACTGTCCGAGAAGATCGCCGCCGGCTGCCCGCCCGACGGATTCACGAGATAGTAAGCCCGCCCATTGAACTGGCCACATGCGTAAGGTGGAGACGTGAACGAAAGGGCACCGCCCATGTTGCCCGCCGACCATGCCGGAGTCGCCGGAGTGGTGATGTCGATCTGTCCGACATAGTGTCCACCTGCCCCCGTAAAACCTTGATGACAGACCATTATCTTGGATCCTACCAGGGTCATGGTGGGCGGTATCCAGTCTCCCGTAGGCTGTAACGAAGCAGGAACATTTGTGGACAAAACGCCACTGATGGCGACGAACGTATTTGTGGAAGTGTCAAAGCAAAACGGGACATCGTCCCCGCCGCCGAACAAGTAGGAAGACATCATTCCGTAGAGGCGCGAGCCGACGACAAGCCCTGCGGTTATGAGCCCGTTCGAAGCTGAGGCGAGCGGGCCGAAGCCGCTACTCCATCCTAGCGACCACGGATCGCCTAAGGTCTGTGTCAACGCAGTCGCGGCCGGACGGCACACCCACTGGTCATCGGTGGACGGATCGGGGATTAGATTGATGGCAAGCGCCATCGCACCGGCAAACACATTCGAGCCGTCCAGGGTGTCGGATATCCCCTTGCCCTTGAACGTGTATGGTTTGCCGTTGCGAAGCATCTCTGTTGTCGAGGAAGGTTAATAGGTCCGTCGCACCAAGCCGCCCTTTTCAGTGATGGCCTTGGCAGCACGCAGCTTGCTCTCGCTGTAAGTCACATGATCGTCGTTTTTCGTCTCGTATTCAACGAGAACAACGACCCCCGCCTGACGCAACTTGTCCTCGCTGAAAGTCACGTAGTCACCATATTTCACTTCATATTCAACGATGGTGCCGTTGAAGTCAAAAGCGAAATCCACTAGCTGGTGTAAGGTCTGATAAAGCTTGCGTCCGGCTTTCTGAACCGCCCGCTTAGTGGCGATCCTCACGAGTTCCTTTTCCCGTTCAGTCAAGCCCGCAAAATCGAGGGCATCAATTTCCGTCTCAACAGTGCTCATAGCTCAGCTCCTCATCCCTCCCACTGGGTTAGGGTTCCCTTCGCGCCCCCAGTGGAGGGGTCCGGAACGAGAAGGGCAGCAAGGTATTCTACCACCCGATCACCTTCGTGTTCGAATTATCCTGTTTCACCACGCATGTAACGAACGATCGCTTCATGTTCCTCAAGGGTTCCGTCCCGCTTTATCATATTAGCTCGGTTCGAAATTATCTTGATGTTGTCCGGTGTGTACCCTTTAGAGTTATCGAGCCGATCTATGGAAGGAGACGCCCATGCCTTTGGATCGAACTGTTCCAAACGCATGCCCAGCACAGGGCAAAACTCAGGAATGACAATGTGTTCCGGCAGCAGGGCAAATTCCACCCCAATTTCTTTAGCTCGGTTTCGACTGTTGCGCAGCATATAGCGGACAGGATTTTTGCGCCGATCTTCATAAGCCCATTGCTTCATGTAATCGGGATGCTCACGAAACCATCTTCGAGAACTTTCGCGTGCGCGTTCTAAATTGTTATCTCTCCATTTTTTAGCCGCCGTTCGCTCTCGTTCTTTCACATCAGGATTGAGGCGATGGCGGCGCGACCATTCGCGATTGACTTCCTTGACCTGATCTCTGTGTGCGTCCTTCCAAGCCTGATTGTATTCCCTTCTCTTGCCGCCATCGATGGCGTACTGCTCACGTCGCAAGGCATTTCTACTAGCTTTAATCTCTTCTAGCTGATCCATGGCAAGCCTCCTAT